ATTAACGATGCAGAGGGCATTCGCTATTTGGAAATAGACTATAACAAGACTGCTGAAAAGTAATGGCTATCCATGACATCCGCAGTCGCAAAGAAGATCTTGAATTAATTACAAACTATGATTTAATAGCGTCTGCACATGCCCTGCTAAATGGCATCGAACTTGATGTGGCCAGCTCCAAAGTTGCTAATGAGTTTGTAGAGGCTGAAAAATTTTTCACTCCATTGGACGATGGGTTAAATGCTCAGCAGTGGTACGGACGTGTCTATTTATTTCCCCCAGGAGGAGCATACTTCCGCGATAAAAAAAATGATAGGTGGAAGATGACCAGGGCTTCGTCCCCAACTTTGGTTTCTTCTCATGCCGTCTGGTTTAGGAAATTGTATCGTTCATGGTTTAACCGCGAAGTTGAGCAAGGTCTGTATTTTACCAATTGCCCGGACATGATTCGGTATGAGCAAAAGCTCTTTGATTTCCCCGTCTGCATTTTAAAAACTGCGCCAACATTGGTTAAAAACACAAGTAAAGGCATTGACAAACACAAGACTTGCACTTCGTTCTTGGTCTACCTGCCTCCCATGGATGACTCGGGGAATGCAGTCCAAAAATTTATAGATATTTACGGAGAAAAAGGTCGGATTCTCTGCTAAGTTTTGTAGACTAAAGGACGATTCAACGCCACAATGAGCATACTGGCCGATTGGGAAATCAAGTACTTGGCTCAAAACAAGGAGATGATTACTCCGTTTAAGGATCGTCTTGTCAGTCAACGAGGTGAACAGAAAATTTTAAGTTATGGACTCAGTTCCTATGGCTATGACATTCGCCTATCACCTAAACAATGTCTTATTTTTGGTCGCATTCAAGCCGGTGAATGTGATCCAAAAGAATTTAATCCTGAAATTCTTTGTGAATCGGAGTTACTGGAAGATGAAAAGGGCCAGTATTTCATGCTGCCTCCTTATGGCTATTGTTTGGGTGTTGCTCAGGAACGTCTAAAACTTCCTCGTGATGTAACCGTTGTTGCGGTCGGGAAATCTACCTATGCCCGTTCTGGGATCTTGGTTAATATCACCCCAGCAGAATCCGGGTGGGAAGGCTATCTAACTTTGGAAATTAGTAACTGTACCGGTTTGTTTAATCGGATCTATGCTGACGAAGGTATTACACAACTGTTGTTTTATCGCGGCAACCCCTGTGAGGTTACTTACCAGGATCGAAAGGGTAAGTATCAAAACCAAGAAAAAGAAATTGTATTTTCTCAAGTTTGACCAATGCAGGAAAAATTGACAAATGACTGTAGAAAATAAGCTTGACATCCTGGAGGTCTTGACTCGTTCCGTGATCTTCCAGGAGAATGAAGAAATTTCTAAAAAGTTATCTAAATACCGCAGTGATGATGTGCAGTGGGTGCTTAACATGCTTGCTGATATGTTTGAACAACTTCAAGATTCTTTAGAACTTGAAGCTTATAATAACCGTCACTTTTAAAAGAAGCCTCTAAAGTTTCCGGAAAACCGTTGTGGTCCATCAGCATAGTTTGTACTGCCTGCTTTACCAATCCTGTCACCCATACTTGGTAAGGTAGTGCCATCAATATTAGCTTCTGTCCTGGGGGTCTTACCACGAATGGTAGGTTCGTCAATTGCAGCTTTCTGACGAAACTTACCAGCGCTCCTCGCAGCCGCAAAGTACTTAGCAACTTGATCTTGCTTATTGTTTAACGATTCAACAGCTTGCCGTTCATCAGGTTTTACGCGGCGAAGGTCTGTGTCATACGCTTGCTCTGGACGCAAGTCAGATGATTCAGCTCCAGAGGTGCCAGCATCATGACTTGGGTCATATTGAAGACGCCCCTTATTGCCGATCCGTGTATCAAACGGTTCGTTCTCTTTACCTTGACGGGGGTCGTAAAATCTTGCCATGATAATATTGTAATTGAGAAAATTCAAGTCGTATATAGCTATGCACGGCGCTGCGGGATTCTTAGATAGTTTCGTTCAAGACGAAGTCAAGTGCCGTTGCCTTGACGAAGATGATTTTGGTGGTCCCCTCGATAACGAGGAAAATGATGTACCCTTGTATGACATGTACAACAGGGGCTTGGCAGCATGCGAGCAAGGAATGGAGCGGACGAATCTCGGGTTGGAAGGGAACCCTGCATTGGAGGGACAGCGGCCGGGGATGACTGGGTATATCCCATCGATGGAGGAAGCACTGGAGAAGTATCCAGGGGCCGCACCCAAGCCCAAGACACTGCTGATTGCCCTGCCGTCAGCAGACAAGATGGAGCAGGAGCAACTCCTGTCCAGGAAGCGCCGTGGTTTGAGCCGATAGAAGACAACGGTTGTAAAGATGGTGTATGTCCAGTTCCATGGGCAACAAAACCTTACCGTCCCGCGCTACAACCTGATCTAGTTAATCACCCGCCGCATTACAACGACGGATCAATCGAATGCATCGAGGCAATTGAAGCGCAGCACACACCAGAAGAGTACCGGGGTTATTTGAAAGGAAATATTGTCAAGTATATCTGGCGTGAGCGCCATAAGGGCGGGACAGAGTCACTGAGGAAAGCACGATTTTATCTAAATCGCTTGATAGAGTTTGACGAAAATTAAAAAGGAACAGTCTCTTCTTCGTCGTCATCATCCTCGTCGTCGTATACGCATGCGGCGGCGAGTTCTGAAAGCTCTAAATCAGTAGGTACATCAAAGTCAAGTTTGATATTTTCATTCTCCAAGATATCTTTGACCGCATGCCACTCCATCAGGCGCTGGTGGTAGAGGTTTAAAAGTGCGAAGTAAAGCTGGTCCCAGGTCATCTCTTGGGCTTCAAGCTCTGCTTTGCGCATTGCAAATTGAAGTTCTAAAGGCAGTTCAAACTCCCTGGGTTCAGATGAGCGTTCCATCCCTGTTTTCATGGCTTCAATAATAGTATTCTAAGACCAGCTGTTAAATAAAGAATCTAGCTCATCGGATGGATAATCGACCCAATCTGCATCATCCGTTTGAAATGCGTTGGCAAATTCTGATAGTACATACGGACTGATGCGCTGTTCCAACTGTCTAATCGCCTGTACTTGTTTAGGTGCTGCGGTGTAGTTACGGAAAGCAGCAAGCAGAATATCAGTAAGAGAAAGAGGGGCTGCATCTACTTCCCGTAAGAATAAATTAACTTCTTCTCGTCTGCGGTCCAAAAGACCACCAATGGCTCGGTGTTCTTCATCAAAGATCCAACGACCAATCTCTTCGGTTACTGCAAGTAAATCTTCGTGTTCAACACAGTCAATCACACGACTGTAAAGAAATGCTTCCCAGCCTACCGAATGAATAAACGAAATCAACGCCTGGCGCATGCAGTCATCCAAACCAATGTTCAGCTTGGAGAGCTGGCCATCAATAACATTGATTTCATGAAACAAATACTCCAGGGCCTTTTCTTTACTGCAGCACTGCCCCTTCTTTACTGGCGCGCCGTCCGGATAAAATTGCGTACCATAACCAATGGTGTAAGGTTCTCCGCCAGTTAAAGGATTGGCATAGGCTTTTTCATTAAACCCTTCGTACTTACGAATGAGATTAATGGCATACGAAAAATCTGCCATGGGAGTAACTATTGTTACTCCCAATCATACACAAATTAACTGCCTTGTCCGCGCATTTTTTTGCGACCGTGATTAGGTAATGAATTTTGCCCTTGTCCTTGACGTGTCTTTTTGGGTTTGGTTTTAATTTTGGTTGTTGAAGTTGTTTTTGCCATGGAGGTTACCAGTTGTAGTTACAGGCCCAATACCCGGGAGTCAGTTTGTCTTTCTTCTCGGAGCAGTTGTGCCTGGCTTTAAAGTTAGCACGTCTCTCCTCATCGTGGTGTGACAGATAATCGTCATATCCACGCAGACCAAACCGCACAATACCCTCTTTCCCATCCTGGCACCCTTTGACAACATACTTATGTTTGTCTCCTTTGGGAGCCCGTTGGGGCTTATTGCACTCCATCTTGTCCTTTTGGTACCGATGGGAGGCGCTTGCGGCTTTTCTTGCTTTATCTGACATTAGAGCCCCTTAAACATTGAGGTAAATTCACCCAAGATTTTTTGTCCTGTTTCAGATTTGTAATCTGTGTCTTCATTATCCGATCCTAAGCTGAAAAAATCTGACGTATCTGTTTCATCTGTAGAACTGCTTTTATCTTTCTTATTTTCAGCTGCATTCTCATCTTCAAAGAAACCTTCAATAGTTCCAAGAGATGCTAAAGGATCGCTGAAATCTAATCCTGTTAGTTTTAATGACTTGTTGCCTCCTGCTTTAGTAAGCAATGACTGTTCAGAACGATCTACGTCAGGAAAGAAATTTTTGTAAAAATCATCTTCTGTTCCTTCAAAACCAGCCGATTGAAATGTTTTATAAAGTTCGGTATCGGCAGCAGCCTTTTCATTTTTAAAATCTTCAGGACGCTCAATGTATGTAAGGCCCAGAACTTTTTGAGTGGGTTTTTGTCTTTTTTCATTGAGGTATTTGATCTGTTCTCGAATGTCTTGCGCTGAACCGGTGCGTAAAGTTTCAGCTACATACTTTTTCAATTCTTCTACAGTACCTTTAAAATCAGTTAAACCATAACGTTGTAACACTTCATTCCAGGTATTCTTATCATTTGGATCTAATCCACGTAACATGTCATCTGCAAATTCTTCGGGTGTAACAAACAAACCAAATACAGTACCTTGTTTTAACGCTTCGTCTTTTAAAGCTGGTAAAATGTTGTTATAAATTTGGTCTTGCACTTTACCAGCATTAAGAATGTCATCAGCTGCATCGTAACCTCTACCCTGACCCTTGACTTCAAAATGCATACGCGCAAACGCAGCTTTATCATTGATATCTACACCAAATCGATAGGCTTGTTGTTGCCAATACTCGTCCCCTTTCTTAGCTGCTTCCCAGTCAGCTGCAACAGTTGATGCTTGATCGGCATAATCAGTTTCTCTAGCTTTGTCTCCTGTTGGGTTGAAGTAAAAATTAGGGTCAAAATTGCGTGCAGCCGTAGTTTTTATTTGATCTAAGTATTGTTTTGCTCGTAAATCAGCAGTAAGCTTTGTAGCGTTAACCAAGTCTTGTGTTTGAAAAGGGTTTTGCTCTTCTTGTCTAACATCAAGATACTCAACAAATTCATCCATTGATCTGGACGTATTAAAACGAGGTGTTAAATATTTATCAATAAAATCACGTGCAAATTGCCCATCGATTTTTACTTGTTCAGTAGCTTGAGCTGTTGTGTAACCAAGCTCTATATCTTTATTGTACTTTTCTTTCAAAGCTGTATCAAACCATTTTTGCCAGTTATACGTGGCGTTGTTTTGTACGCCTGTAATATTTTGAAGGCTTTTGTTTAAAGATTCTTCTGCTTTACCCGCAGAAGTAAAAGAAAGAACTCCACCAACACCGCTATCTCCAAGGATTGAATTGCTAAGTGTTTTATTAATATCCATGATTTCACTAAAACCGCTAAAACCTTTCATCAAACCTAACGCTTGTTCTTTTGCTTTAGCTTTTTGCAGTTCTTTGATTGAATCTTTTAATATGTTTTGCGCCAATGCTCCAAAACGTTTGACATCTACAATGGCTTTTTCGCCAACAGCTTGGTTTAACGCATCTTCAAGTTGGGTAACACCGTAACCGGCATTTACGTTGTAGTTGAGACTTACTTGTTTATCTTCTGGACGATCAGATAAACGAAACAATGCAGCAAATTCATCCGGTTTAGAAACGTCTAAATATTTTTCTTTGGCTAATTTATCCCAATATGGATCACCGTTTTTAGCAGCATCCCATTGTTTTGCAATTTCGGGGATATTAAGTAAACGTTGAGACTGTGTTGCAGTATCTACACCAAGTTGTAAATCCCTAACAGCTTGTAAATCTGCATCCGTAGGTGGATTCTCTTGGTATTGTTCTGCTCTTTTAGTAACCTCAGCGGCATTACCCCTTACTCCAGCAGGCTTGCCTTGGCTTGTATAATGTTGTAGATAAAAGTTAGTTTTGCCATAACGTTCTGTAATGTCAATGTCATCATTTTTTACCGCACTTTCCCATTGTTGTACAGCTCCAATATTATTCTTTGCGTAATACTCGGCATCAAAATCACCATACTCAGGTTTAGCACCTAGTGATGGATCCCATTGTTCTAATTTTTGGTCCCTGTAAAAATTTTTAAACCCGTCTTTAACTGCCTCTTTAACGGCATCTGATGCATCTAATTTATCTAAAAGAGCGCGTTGCTTTACGTAGTCTCCTTGTTGAACCGCTCCTGCAATTGTTTCTGCTTTATCATAAGCATCGTTGGTTTTTTGATTTTGTTTTTCAATAACAGCAAGTTTTTTATTTAATTCAGCATTGCTGGCGTTTTCTCTTTTGTTTGCTTGGCTTGCATTGTATGCTTGCACAACATCTTCCCATCTTTCTTCTCCATACGTTGTTTTGGGATTTCTATCTTCTAAATTCAATACTCTCCCTTCCATTCTTTGTTCAATATATTGACCAACTTCGCTGCTATCTTTACCAGCTACTTCATTAAAAGGAACCCAAACATAACGTGTTTCTTGTGGATAACGGGGCTGATCAGAATCAGAATCATTAGGACCTGGGCCAAACACTTCGTAAGTGTTCTCACCGTCCCAAACAGTATGTATTATGTAGGGAATATTTACACCATCAGGAGCGTCTTTATCAGTTGGATAAACAGCTAAATTGGTTTCTTTTTTATTTTTAACAAACTTTTTTGTTGGGGGATCGTAATAAAATGATACGCTGTCTGCAGCTTTTTGTTCCGCTTTTACAGAATCCAAACCTGCTTGATAGCCACTCCATTTAGTAACATCTTGATCGACAGGTT